CAGTATGATATTATCAGACGATTTTTATGGTGATAAATTTAGATGGTTTATCGGAGTTGTGCAGGATATTGCAGATGATCGTGCACGCGTACGTGTAAGAATATTTGGTATTCATAGAACAGAAGACTTTGAAAGAGTTCCTAATGATTCATTACCCTGGGCATTAGTAATGTATCCTACTACTGGTGGTCAAACATCCGGTGGTAACGTTAGTCACGGATTAAAAGTAGGTACTTGGGTTGTAGGGTTTTTTGTTGATGGTGAAGATAGTCAACAACCTATTGTTCTAGGTGTTGTTAACGGTGGTCAAGGATCAGTTAATAATTCACCAGGTGGTACTACTGGTACTGGTGCGGGTGCTCTGTCACCATCAAGACCAGGAGATCTAGCAAATGTACCTGCAGACTCATCTACCGGGCCTTCTACAACGCAATTATCTGGTGGAGATAATCCAAAAAAAGTATATAATTATTTCTGGGAAAGAATAACTAAAGAAGGTTCTGCTTCTGGTGATATTAAAGTAATGGTTGCTGCAATAGTAGGTAATTTCCAGATAGAATCTGGTGATAGTATCAACCCACAAGCTTATAATCCTAATGATAGAGGTGAAGCTTCTATGGGTATTGCGCAATGGAGAGGTGGTAAGTATGATAGAGTCACTCCACTATTAAAATTCTGTGGTATATCTGGTCAAGTAAGACCCCCCAACTTACCTCCATTAGAACAGCAATTAGACTTTGTATGGCATGAATTTCACACATCAGAAAAGTCAGCTTATAATAGACTTTTATCTTCAACTACTATACAAGACGCAGTTGCTGCAATGATTTATTACGAAAGAGATGCATCTTACCGTAAGATAGGTAATGTGTGGACTGTAGATAGAAGTTCACCATTCTATCAAAAGAAATTAAATAAAGCTAGAACAGTTCTCTCTTCACTTTCTTATACAGGAGGTGCAGTATGAACAGAGTAGCGCCTACTGCAATTACATATAGTACTAGTTTAAATTTTGTTTTCTCTAAAACTTTAAGAGGTGAGAAGGTAGATTTAAACAAATACAGTACATACACTTATGTTATAGATGTTGATGGATCGGTATATCAAGGTTCACCTGCAGATGAAAAGAATGCTAGCATCTGTATAATAGGTGGTGTGAATAAATTTATTAATAGTAAAACCAACACAATATATAATAATTACTATCTTACAGAACAACAAAAAGTTACACTCTACAAAGTAATAAAAGACCTTTCAATTTATACTGATAGTGCAACTATAACGTCAGATAATGATAAGTTAGAACAAGCACTAACAGCTCTTTATGTTAATTATTGCGGATAAACATGTCAATAGATAGATTTACAGACGACCAGTCTTTTGTTAAGAAAGTTACTAACCCTGAAAGTGACGGGGTAGGGAGAGATAATGGTCCGCAGAATATTGGTACTGGTAACCCAGCACCTTATTATGAAGTATCAGTTAAAGAAAAGCCTGGTGTCGGTTCAGATACACAGATAACACATACCGGTCCAGGTGCTGGTGTTATGTCAGGTGTAGGCGAAGCAACTGACGTTCAAGGATTTACATCTGCAACTGGTAATAAAGTTCTTATTGATAATACGTTTGGTGCAGATACAATTACTCTACAACATCATTCAGGTGCAACTATTATGATTGATGCTGATGGATCAATCCATATGGTATCATCTGGTAAGAAGGGTGTTGGTTTAGTATCACCAAAAGGTGATGCTGTTATGTTTGCAAAAGGTCATCTAATTTTAAAAGGTGACGGTAAAGTATCAATTGAAACAGAAGGTGATCTAGAAATCAACGTTGGTGGTACATTAAGTTTCCATGTTGGTGGAGATATGATTACTTCTGTTCGTGGTTCTGTTGATGAATCAATTGATGGTAGTAAAGCATTTGAAATTGCAAAAGATATGAGTACTATGATTGCTGGTGATTATAGAATCACATCAGCTGGTAAAATGAGAATACAAACACCAAGATCATTAGAGATAGATGCTGCACAAGATATTGATATAAGATCAGATCAAACAGTAGAAATTAACGCACAGAAAAATGTAGGAGTTTACGCTAAAGAAAAAGTTAGTGTAAATGCTAAAACAACTTTAGAAGCTTTATCTGAAGGTGCAATGACAATATCTACTAAAGATAATCTTGCAGTAAAAGCAAAAGGAACTACAAAGATATCATCTACAGGCGCAGCATCAATTCATACTTCTTCTACTGTAGATGTATTAGGTTCTGGTAAGATTAATATCAAAGGTTCTGCAACAGATATTCAAACAAGTGGTTCACCTTCAGTAGATGATGCATCTGACGTTAATGCAGCACAACTTGCACAATACCCGGATGCAAATACTATTATCGATAACATAACTTCTATTAGAGTAGCACCTGACTTCCCTCTTAATGCAGGTAAGATGTCTGCAGAAGAGTTTGCACTTTATAAAAACGAAGGTGGTAGTCCCAACCCTCAAGCTGAAGCATATGCTGCAGGTAATAAGGGTGCAGGCGCTGTTTATAGCACAGAAGACTCAGGTATTACTGCAGAAGCAATTGCAACTGGCATCTATGATAGACCAGCTGGTAGTGTAACTAATAACGGTACTGCGCAGAAGAATCCATTACCGATGCCTTCTTCAGTTTATAATTCTAACGAGAAAATATCACGTCACGTTACTGTTGGTCAGATTATTAATATAAGAAATGCACCAGCATCACAGCATAAACAGATACTTGCAGAAGCGATGAATGTTGCTTGGAATATATTAGATCCATTGATTGAAAAGTTCGGCGGACGTCTCTATATTTCATCTTGGTGGAGAGATAACTCTACTAATCATATTAAAGGCGGTTCAGTTGACGTGAGATGTGTTAATAAACCTGATTATGGGTTTACAGCAGAAGTTGCAGCCTTTGTGAGAGATAATCTTCCTTATAGTAAGATATTGCTTGAGAAAAACGATCAAGGTGGTATTCACTGTCATTTAGAATCAGCACAGCCTGGACAACCAGGAGGTGGTTCAGTTCTTACTTGTGCTGATCCACATTGTCAATCTGCTGTTGCAGGTATTAAGTTATCATATGCGGTAGCCGCATTACAAGGTAGGGCAGTAGGTTAATGTATACGTATACAGAGAATGGCTATACAGGTGGTACACAGTCAGTTACTGAGAGAAAAGCATTATTTGATGCTGATGCCCAGGCAATTGCAGATGCAAAAGGTGAAGCAGTTACTGGTAATTATAAACTCCCAGACGGTACATACTATACTGTAGTAAAATATCCTGCAGGTCAAACAGCCGCACCACCACCAACCCCTGCAGCACCTTCACCTAATACCCCGGCAAATAAAGATACAGCTGCTTTAATTCAAAGAGGTACCTTTCAACAACCTGGGTTCTACGGAAGTCAAGAGTTAAAACAATCTAATGAAGAATTTAATACTGCAATTGGTATAGGTGCAGCATTAGCAGGTGTTGCAGCTATCATGCAACAAACTTCACCTGCACCACCTAACTACGTAAGAACACCTCAAAATTATATTCTTACTCAGGCAGAAAGAGATGCAATTGATAACAAATCAAAAGAATTAGCATCGTTTGGTGTTGTTCCTTATGATGCTTTATCTAAATTCTTTTACATATTAGCAGTTAATGAAAGTTTGAACGATCTTATTTACATTGCAAATGTTATTGGTATACCAGAGTTAGGTAATCAAGTTTATATTAGAAATATTATTGCAATAACTCAATTTAAAGATATTTACAAAATAGGCTATTTAAGTCAAGCAGTTGCAGCTGTTGATAATAAATTTGCAAATAAATTTTCATCTATACAACAGTATGATGATCCTACTCAAAGTAGTACAGGAGATCTATTACAAGCAGCTGTACTAGGTGCTTCACTAGGTGTATTAGGTGCATCTATTATCGGCACTGCCTATAATAATAATCAAAGTTATAATAATGGATTTTTAGCTAACGCGCCTGGTTTATCTACATCATCTATATCACAGTCAATCAACACATACGCCGGTTTAGCTGCAGGTACATTAAGTGTAACACAGCTAGCATCAGTTACTAACCCAGCCACAGCTGTTACTGGTCTTGCTACACTTGCTGGTGCAAGTACAATTTCCAGTCTTCTTAATCAATCACCATTAGGTGGTGCTCTTGGTAATCTAGGATCACTAGGTGGTATTGCAATGAGTGTTCTTTTAGGTAAAAGCGGTGGTGCTGCTATTGGCGGTATGATGTCTGAGCTTTTGACTGGTAAAAGAATTGCTACTTCTACAAGAGCAAACAATCCTATGCTTACTCCTCCTTCATATGCTGGTAAAAGCTTTTTTGGTGAAGCGCCAGTTTCGCTACCTGCAGTAGATCAGCTATTCTGTAGAAGAGTAGGCGCGTTTGGAACTTCTCAAGGTGGTTCCGGAGTAGTAAGTTTCGGTATGCAAAACTTTGCATCTATGGGTGGTTCTTTACCTATATCGTCTGTTGTATCTAGAATGATTACCGGTTCGCCTACATTACCTCCTTCTACTACATTTTTTGGCAGTCAGGTTAGTAGTATGGTTACTAATGTTTGTAGCAACCTTAACGTTCCGGTTACTTCTACAATTGAAATGAGAAGATCAGATAATGCTATCCCACTTATGATGGGATTTAGCGCTGCAATGGTAGGAGAAAACTTCTCACCATTTGGTTCAAAACCATTAACTCAGGGGTGGCAATTAGCTTCATCCGCTGCAAATGATATTCAAAAATACAATCCGCAGTTTCTCCAAACATGTCGAACATCCTTATAAATAATTTTAATGACAAATACAATATTTTACTCAGATATTCCTACTAATTTTGATGTTCATCCAGTCAAGGAAGATCTGGTATTGCTTACTAATGAGCAGGCTGTTAAGAGATCTATCCGTAATCTTCTCTTAACTGATCCTTTTGAGAGATTCTTTAATCCTAATTTAGGTGCAGGAATTAGACAATCTCTATTTGAAAATATGAGTAGCGATACTGAATATGTACTTAAAGAAAAAATTAAAGAAACTATCACAAATTATGAACCAAGAGCAAGTTTATATTCTGTAAATGTGAAAGCATTACCTGATGAGAATGCTTATTTTGCTTCTCTAATTTTTTACATAACTAATAATACTGCACCTATCACATTAGATTTAATCCTTAGAAGAGTAAGGTAATGGCTAACACAGGTTTCTTAAGTGTATCAGAATTAAGTTTTGACGGTATTAAACAAAACCTCAAAACATATATGAAGAATAAAACAGAGTTTCAAGATTATGACTTTGAAGGTTCTAATCTTAGTGCCTTGTTAGATATTCTCACATACAACACTTATATGAACGCTTACTATCTTAACATGATAGGAAGTGAAATGTACCTTGACTCTTCTCAATTGAAAAATTCAGTAGTATCACACGCTAAAGAATTAAACTATCTTCCTAGATCAAGAACATCAGCAAGAGCATTAGTTACCTTCACAGTTAACACAGGCGGCGATACACCTACATCAGTGGTTATACCGGAAAACTATGTCACAAGAGCAGTAGTAGATAATATCAATCTAGATTTCACAACAAACGAAACATTAGTTCTAACCTATAACGGCACATCATATACTAGTGACCCAGTATATGTTTATGAAGGTAAGATAGTAGAAGAATATTATACTGTTGCTAACGATGTTAGATATATTTTAAATTCAGAAAACGTAGATACGAACAGTATTAAAGTAACTGTAATTAAATCCGCTATTGAATCTACAAATACTGTATTTACTAAAGCTGAAAATCTCTACGGTTTAAATTCTAACTCTGAAATTTATTTTGTACAAGGTTATAATAATAACCAGTATGAAGTTGTATTTGGAGATGGTATCGCTGGTAAAAAACTTACTAACGGTAATATTGTAAAAATTAAGTATAGATCTACTAACGGTGAATTAGGTAATAAAGCATATACATTTGCTCCTACTTCTAAAATAGATGGATTATATCCAGTTACTGTTTCAACCACTACATCTGCAGCTGATGGTTCAGAAAGAGAAACAGTTGAGTCTATAAAGTTTAATGCACCACGTCATTTTGCATCACAAAATAGAGCCGTTACAAAAGACGATTATAGAAATCTAATTATAGAAACTTATCCACAAATTAAAACAGTTAATGTGTTCGGCGGTGAAGATGCTGATCCTCCTCTCTTTGGTAAGGTAGTATTAAGTATGATACCTTACGGCACTAACCCATTAGTATCATCAGAGTTAAAACAGAACATTATCAACTTCTTAAAAACTAAAAGTATTACAACAGAACCTGTTATTATTGACCCTGAGTATCTCTATGTTGAAGTTATATCAGATGTTAGATATGATCCTACACTTACGTCAAAGAGCACTCAACAGCTTAAGACTGAAGTTGTTGCTAAGATAGAAGAATACAGCACACAGTATCTAACAGACTTCGGTAACGATTTAAGAAAATCTAAACTTTCTGCTATGATTGATGAAGCTGATCCTGCAATTATAAGCAACCAGACTACACTCAGAGCTATCTATAGATTACTTCCAGTAAAGGGTGTTACACAAAGAATTACATTCTCATTCTCTAACCCGCTCTATAGACCATATAAAGTTTCTTACTCAGAAAACGAAGAAGAAACAGTTCGTTCTGACTTCTTTACATATGTAAAAGAAGATATTTCTTATAATGCAAGAATATCTGATGATGGTAAAGGTGTATTAAGAATATACTATCTAACACCAGATTCAAAACAGATTATTCTAGAAAGCAATATTGGTACTGTAAACTACGATACAGGTGAAGTTGTTATGGATCTCAATCCTTATGACTACACTAACTATATCAATATGTACGGTATTACTGCTAACGATGATATTGTAGTACAGGCAAGTAAATATCTTAAAATTGATTTTGATAAAGTGTTAATATCAATTAATGTGTTTAGACAATAATGCAAGTCGACCTTAAGAAAATATCCTCATTTATAAGCAAACAGTTTCCTGCCTTCTATCAAGAAGAGGGTGATAACTTTATACAATTTGTTAAGGCTTATTATGAATGGATGGAAGAACAAGGTCCTATATTTAAGTCTAGAAGCCTCTTAGAATATGCAGATATAGACGAGGTTAGTGATGAGTATATAGATCATTTTCTTGCAAAATACATGTATGGTATTCCTAGAAAAGTCCTAATGGATAAGGCTCTTCTAGAGAAGCACATTCTTGATGTTTATAGATCTAAAGGTTCAGTAGAAGGTTTAAAACTTCTCTTTAGATTACTTTATGATCTAGAAGTAAAACTCTTTGTACCTCAAGAAGATATGTTGAGAACATCTGATGGTTCTTGGCAAAGAAGACAGTATATAGAGGTAGAAGAAAGAGATATTAACTACCTTTATAATAAAAAATATATTACAGGATCAACATCTGGTGCTGTTGCATACGTTACATCTTCAGTACAAGTATATACCGGTGAACAAGTTGCTCATCTTCTCTATATTATAGATTTAATTCCTGGTCCGACCGGTTCATCTTTTGTATTAGGTGAATATCTAGTATGCGATGGTGTAGATATTAATAAAGCAACACAAATTAAAGGTTCAGCAGTTGGAGCATCAGTTGTTCTTTCATCAGAAAATCATACTGCTGGTGATGTTTTAGAAGCTAACAGCACATCTGGTGAAGGACTAATCTTTAATGTAAGCAAAATTAAAGATCAAAGTCTTACTAGAGGCTACATTACCTTTAAGATAAAAAACGGTGGATATGGTTACGCCGTAAATTCTAATATTAGTATTAATTATGGTACTGCAACTAAAGGTAATGGTGCCGGATTTAAAATTAAAGAATTATCAAATACTGCTTTATTTACATATAATATAAATGCTATAATACCTGAACAGAACACTTTAATTAGTGCTACATCTTATGGTGCTAATTTAAAGTCTGCTAACGTAAGTTCGGTTATAGATAACGCTCTCTCTTATGCCAATTTAACTATTGGTTCAATTAAATCTCTTACTGCTGTTACTTCCGGTGATCATAACTACGATGGATCATTAGATGTAAAAGTTACTGAACCTAGAGTAATTGGTTACAATTTTGTTGATATAGATGGAAATCTATGGGGCAATAATGCAGTTATCACTGGAACTCTTACTGCTGGTAATGGTATCATAGATACAGTTGAATTAGAAGCTTCAGGATACGGATTTAATACAGAAGGTGAGAGAGTATTATTTTACAATACTTCTAATACTACTCTTTCAGCTGAACTTACTCTTAATATTGGAGCTATAGGTAAGGAAGCTGGTGAATGGGTAGACACGAGTAGTTTCCTTAATTCAGACAAATATATTGAAGATAGCGATTACTATCAAGAATATTCTTATGAAATTCAACTTGAAAAATCTCTCGATAAATACATTAGTGTTTTAAAACAGATATTCCATCCGGTTGGTAATAGAGTATTTGGAAAGCCTACCATCATAGATAGTAAACAATTAAACCATGATATCTTAATAGAGACAATAACGGTCACATAATGTCAGGTATATTCAACCAAAATCTTAAAAATAAATTTATTGAAAACTTTAAGGAGAGTGTAGGTAACACTGCTTCTAATTATTATGTGGCTTTCGGTAAATTCTTTAACTGGGATGATGATGCTATCCCGCCAGCACCTAATTCATCTGTGCAAACATCTCATTACGATGTAAATAAAGAAATTATATTTGGTAAAAGAGTATATCCAGAAGATATTGCATATATTGTTAAAAAGATAACATGGACTTCAGGAACTGTTTATGATGAGTATTCACATACAGATCCTAGTCTTTTTAGTAAACAATTTTATGTTATAAACAGTCTTGGTCGTGTTTATAAATGTCTCTCTAATAACTATGGTGCTGAATCTACTGTAGAACCTAATTTAACTATCTCAAGAGGAGATTTTAATACTGCAGACGGTTATAAGTGGAAATATCTTTATACTGTTAATAGTATTAATAATAAATTATTTACAACTGATAATTATATCCCGGTAGTACCAGATCAAACTGTTATTGCATCTGCAGAAGATGGTGCAATACATGTAGTTAAAGTAGACACTGTAGGTAATAATTATATTACATGTAACGGTAGTATTGATAGTGCAATTAGCACAACACTGTTTAAAATATCTAATACAGGTGCGTCAGCTATAAGCGGTGCATACACATCATCATATTTTTACATATATGCTGGTAGCGGTTCTGGAGCGTTAACTACAATATCTGATTATGTTGTTAATAATACTGGTAAGTACGTTTATACTAGTGCTGCTATTAACGATACAGATAGTACATCTCTTTATAGAATAGGACCGCAAGTCCTATTTGATGGTGATGGATTTAATGCATCAGCAATATCTAGTGTTAATGCAAACGGTAACATAGATGATATCATAGTAATTAATAGAGGAAGAAACTATACCTATGCTAACGTAACTATAGTCTCTAATTCTTATTTTGGTTCTAATGCTACTGCACATACTTTAATTTCACCTAAGGGTGGTCACGGGTCAGATCCGGCTGCAGAACTAGGTTGTGATACCTTAGGTATATCGGTAAGTACTAATCTTTTAGATGGTTTCCCTCAATGGGCAAAGTACAGACA